TTTAGAGGGTTGTTAATAAGACGAACAACAGAGGAACTAAGAGAACTTATCTCTGCTTCTAAACAATTATATCCAGAAGCAATACCAAACATAAAGTTTATGGAAAGAGATAAGACTTGGGTAGCACCGTCAGGAGCAACACTGTGGTTGTCTTACTTGGATAGAGATGATGATGTTACACGGTATCAGGGACAGGCATTTAGCTGGATAGGATTTGACGAGTTAACACAGTGGGCAAGTCCGTATCCGTTTGACTACATGAGGTCAAGACTACGTACAGCAAGAGGGAGTGGATTAGACCTGTATCAACGAGCTACAACAAACCCCGGAGGAGCAGGACATCAATGGGTTAAGAAGATGTTTATAGACCCTGCACCACATGGCACAGCTTTTTGGGCAACAAACATAGAGACAGGTGATATTCTACAAATGCCAAAAGGTCACAGCAGAGAGGGTGAGCCACTATTTAAAAGACGGTTTATTCCTGCAACACTGTTTGATAATCCATACCTAGCCGAAGACGGTATGTACGAAGCAAACCTTTTGTCGTTACCAGAGCATCAACGTAAACAACTGTTAGAAGGTAATTGGGATGTCAACGAGGGAGCAGCATTTCCAGAGTTTAATAGGAGGGTACATGTTGTTGAGCCTTATGATATACCTCACAGTTGGACTAAGTTTCGTGCTTGTGACTATGGGTATGGCAGTTACACAGGTGTAGTCTGGATAGCCGTAACACCTGCAGAACAGTTAGTCGTGTATAGAGAGTTGTACGCATCAAAAGTATTGGCAACAGACTTAGCCGATATGGTGCTTGAAGCTGAAGCAGACGATGGTAAAATACGTTATGGTGTATTAGATAGTTCACTGTGGCACAAAAGAGGAGATACAGGACCTTCATTGGCAGAACAAATGATAATAAAAGGTTGTCGATGGAGACCCTCTGATAGAAGTAAAGGAAGTCGCATTGCAGGAAAGAACGAAATACACAGACGATTACAGGTTGACGAGTTTACTGAAGAACCTAGACTTGTCTTCTTTAACACTTGTACAAATATTATATCTCAACTTCCTTCTATCCCACTCGACAAAAACAACTCGGAAGATGTAGATACAAAGTCTGAAGACCACTTGTATGACGCACTACGCTATGGTGTTATGACACGACCACGAAGTAGTTTGTTTGACTACAACCCAGATATGCAGCGAACTGGTTTTCAAATAGCTGACTCAACTTTTGGATATTGAGGTAAAATATGGAAGAAGATGATATAAACCCTGACTCCGAACAAGCATCTGCAATAGATGATATGGAGCAGGACGCACTCACGGATGCACCTGCAGGAGACATAGTTAGTTTTGTAAAAGGTAAGTTCAACAAAGCTGAGACAAATAGACGAGGTGATGAGGAACGATGGATACAAGCCTACAGAAATTATCGTGGTTTATACAGTCCTGAAGTACAGTTTACTTCCACAGAAAAATCAAAAGTATTTGTTAAAGTTACTAAAACAAAAGTTCTCGCTGCTTATGGACAGCTTGTAGAAGTATTGTTTGGTGGCAATAAATTTCCCCTAAGTATTAATCCAACAGTATTACCTGACGGTGTAGAAGATACAGTCAGTCTTGAAACGAACACCCAACTTAAAAAAGCAACTGATGAAATAGTTGGGGATGCTCAAGATACAAATCAACTACTTCCCGGAGAAACTTATCCTGAGTTTATTGAACGTGTAGGACCTCTCAAAGATGATTTAAGTGGTGTTGAGGAAGACATTAAACTAAAATCTACAGGTAGTCCTACGTCTGTAAACTTTCATCCTGCAATGGTTGCAGCAAAGAAGATGGAAAAGAAAATACACGACCAACTAGAAGAGTCGAATGCTAAGAAACAACTACGAGCAGCAGCCTTTGAAGCTGCTCTTTTTGGTACAGGCATAATGAAAGGACCTTTTGCTGTAGACAAAGAGTATCCTAATTGGGACGAGGGAGGAATGTATAGTCCTATGTTCAAGACTGTACCACAAACTTCTCATGTATCCATATGGAACTTCTACCCAGACCCTGACGCAAGCAACATGGATGAAGCAGAGTTTATTATAGAGAGACACAAGATGTCTCGCTCTCAACTACGTGCCTTGAAGAAAAGACCATTCTTTAGAGAGAATGCTATTGATAAATCTCTTGATGAAGGAGAGATGTATAATAAAGAGTGGTGGGAACATGTTATGGAGGACAACAACCAAGAAGACAGAGCCGAAAGATTTGAGGTTCTAGAGTTTTGGGGATTTGTTGATAGAACCATAATAGAAGAGTATGATGTTGATATACCTGAAGAGTTAGGTGATGTTGAGCAGGTTAGTGTAAATATTTGGGTGTGCAACAACAATGTTCTTAGACTTGTTATGAATCCGTTTACTCCTGCCTACCTGCCTTACTATGCAACACCGTATGAGATGAACCCATACAGCATATTTGGTGTAGGTATTGCAGAAAACATGGATGACACACAGACATTAATGAATGGTTTTATGCGTATGTCTGTGGACAATGCTGCACTGTCAGGTAATCTCATCATAGAGGTAGATGAAACAAACCTAGTTCCGGGTCAGGATTTATCTGTCTATCCGGGAAAGATATTTAGAAGACAGGGCGGCGCACCGGGTCAGGCTATCTTTGGTACAAAGTTTCCTAATGTGTCGAATGAAAACATGCAGATGTTTGATAAGGCACGACAGTTAGCAGACGAGAGTACAGGCTTTCCGTCTTTTGCTCACGGTCAGACAGGCATCACAGGTGTGGGACGTACAGCATCAGGTATAAGTATGCTTATGTCGGCTGCTAATAACTCAATACGTAGTGTTATCAAAAATGTAGATGACTATTTGCTAGGACCAATGGGTAAAGCGTTCTTTAGTTTTAACATGCAGTTTGACTTTGACCCTGAGATTAAGGGAGACTTAGAAGTCAAGGCACAGGGTACAGAAAGTCTTATGGCTAATGAGGTGCGTAGTCAGAGACTTATGCAGTTTATGCAAACAGTATCTAACCCTGCTCTTGCTCCTTTTGCACGAATGGATTACATCGTGAGAGAGATAGCAAAGTCTATGGACTTAGACCCTGACAAAGTGGCTAACTCCATGAGTCAGGCTGCGGTACAGGCTGAGATACTCAAGAAGTTTCAAGAACAGAATCCACCACCACCTCCACCACCGAATGAGGGTAAACCTCCAAGAGAAACAGAAGAAGTTCCTGCAGGTGTGCAAGTTCAGGATACACAGGGAACAGGAGGGGGTACGATAGGCACAGGCTCAGTGCCGACACCTGATGAGCCGGGATTTACTGGAACTAGACAATGAACCTAAAAAAGTTAGTAAACGACAAGTCCCTGTGGGATAACTTTATAGAATACATTGATGATGCTATTCAGAAGAATCATGTTGCTTTGGAACAGTCTGATAATCATGTAGTTATTCACAGACTACAGGGTGCAATAGGTGCGTTACGCAGACTTAAATATCTTAGAGAAGAGATGAATGGAACAGAATAATAGTATTTCTGAACAAACTAGAGATTTATTCTTAGACCCTGAAACTGATATTGATGAGGTTACTAGGGTAAAAAGACCTGAGGGTATTGGGTTTTTTGATATCTTTTCTAGTGACCCTGCTAAAAGAAGAGCAGCTTTTTTTGGAGAGAGTAAAGCCGACAAAAGAGATTTATTTAAACTATTAAAAGATGACGAGCAGTTTAAAGAAGA